AGTTAGTCCGTTTACTAGGTCGTTAATAAATGGAAGAGCATCAAAAAATGCTTTTCTGAAAGTTCTGCTCATATCCATTATCGCGTTAAGCAGCCCACCAAACGATTCACCAAGCTCGCGGAGGTCGTCTTTATGCAGTATGACCTGCTCATTAAACTGGCCCATGGTGTCTTTGATGCCTATTTTTAGCTGTTCCCAGATTCCTTTGAACATGCCTTCAATCGCTTTAGCACCTTCTATGTAGGGCCTAAGATTCTCTTTGGTGATTTTGAACCATCTGGTTACCCTGTCCCACCAGCCGGCCATGTCTTTAAAGAAACCTTTTGTTTCTGGTAACCACTTACGTATCAGTTTTACAAAGAAGTTTGATGTTTTTTCTATTCCACTAACGAGCGAGTCCATCATTGTCCCACGCCCAAATTCAGCAAGCGAGCCAGAGACTCTTAACAGGTCTCTTCTGATGATTCGATATATTTTCTCAATTGCCACTTTTGCTGGCCCAAGAAACTCTTGGCCAAAGTCACCAAAATCTGCTTTAAGAAGATTGAAGTATTTTTTTATTGACGCTATGAGCGTTAGGTTTACTGCTTCGAACTGACCAGCAACACCACCAAGCTTTGCAAGCTCTCCGGACATTATTAGAGACTTGAGTTCTTTTTTGGAAGTGACTTTAGCTTTCTTTAGAGCATTCTCCATTTCTGGTCCAAGCTCTTTTGCTGCTGCTTTGACATCAGACATGCTCTTCTTGGAGTCATTCAGCGCTGCGATAACAGCACCGACCTGTTCAGCGGCTTGTGCGGGGTCTTTTCCTGCTGCGCCAAAATCCATAAGATTTTTCATCAGCCCACTAGTTTTTGCTATCTGAGCAGAGTTCATTGACTTAGACATTGCTGCATAGGCTTTGTTTATCGCCTCGACACCCAGACCAGCTAAGTCTGCATCCCTTTGCAGGGCGCGCATTGCTGCTCTTGTTTGGTTTATCCCAGCACCAAATGCCGGAGCACCTTTGCCCTTGAATGCGTACATTGCTGCCTGCGATTCGCGTTGTGCGGCGGCAAATGTCCCGAGCGCTACGGCGGCACTAGCCGCAGCCCCAGCTATAGCCGTCATACCCCATGCATAAGCTTTGTGTAAGTATTTGCCGGCAACGAACAGACCGTGTATACCGACCAACGCTGCAGATAGAAGTGCAATTTGGGCGAGGGTTCCCTTAATAGCAAGACCCAGAACCTTGGATAGGCCCATGCCCATCATCTTGATTCCCTTGTCCATTGAGTCAAAGACTTTTCTGGTACGAGTTGCCGCAATCATGAATTGCGTCATTTGGGTTCCGGCAGTCGATGCGCCAGAAGAGAATCTTGACATTCTCCGTTCTAGACCGGTAACCGCTTTATCGAGGGCTTTTATTTCGGCAGCGCCTTGGAGGGCTCCCTTAACCTCAATATTAATTGTTGCTTCGGCCCTAGCCATAGGCGCTCCAACACTCTCAGACGATTTTGTTTTAAAAAAATCGCGTGAGTGTAGGGCGGCTAGACGTTAGCCGGAGGCTCTCGCCCTGCGTTCCTGCTCTTCGCGGTCGTTACTTATAACTTTAGCACAGGCAAGCCGAATTAGCCATTCTTCCTCATCGGAGTCAAGAATCCTAATTGGGTCTGTACCGAACAATTCACCTAGTCTGGCCGCAGATATGACCAGAGGGTCTTCAACTAGTTCGTCGAAGACCCCTTCGTAGGGTCCTCAACGTCAACCGAGTCCGAATATCCAGCAGCGTCAAGGATTGAGAGAGCTGCTGCTTCAATATGCGGGTCAACGCCGAAAAACTCACGGACGCAGTCAGGTAGAGGTCTAGTTGTCTGTGTCATTTCAAGAATTGCAGGAGAAGCAAATGTGAGCTCATTGCTATTGTCGTCAAACACTTCTTCATCGTCAAACAGTATGCCAATCGTTGTATGACCGATGACCGAACATGCAAAACGGGTTGCATCCATGCCGTTTCTGGTGTCTTCACCAGCCTGCTTACGCCAGTTTTTCATCTGGTTCTGCGTGATATTCGGGCTAATCTTTATCTTTACGCCCGGACGTTCTGGAACTGGAATATAAACAACAGGTCTCTCGACCTTCTTCTTGATGACGGAAGAGAGCTTCTGTAGGGGAGTCTCGTTCGCTGGAAGGGCTGGAGTCTTAGCCTTTGCCTTGTTTGAGGCGGCCTCGTCTGTTGTGTAAAGTTCGTTGTTATCGCTCATGGATGAGAACTTAGCACACTGTTCTGCGTGCTGTGTGAACTAGCCGAAATTATCAGCCAGCAGCACCAGCTCCGGACTCAACGTCCGAGATTGCAAATGTCAACGAGAAGGTTGCTGGAGCACCTGACGAAGAGTCGCCGTCAGGCTCTGTAATTCCGACCAGAAGAGCCTTGGAGTAAACGCGGTCTGTGCCTGGAACTTTGAGGTCGCAGTCGAATGTCTCAACTGTGATGTCGTATTCCGCACGGCCGACCAGGGGTCGCAGGGAAGCAATCTTCTCGCCGATACCCGTGGCCGAGTCAGACGCAACGCGGTCATCGTCATAATGAGCAGTCAGGGTGATGTCCCCGACTTCTGATGGGGCGCAGAGAACCGTGGGGCGCAGCTTCCCGCCCTCGTAAATCTTCTCAACCGATGCCGTAATTTCGCCACCGGAAACCTGAGCAAAGTAAAAGCTTGTCCACTTGGGGTGCTTATCCGGTGCTACCGGAACAATGCTCGCTAGTACTTGACGCTGAGATACTTTTGCCATATTTCTGTCCCTCTCTAGACGACGCTAGCTGTTAGGTTCGACTTGATGATGTCGACTTCAATTTTGTCGCCGACGCTGCTTGTTCTTACCCCAACCTTTGCCTTAACGGTGCCGCCAGCGAGCTGGCTAACAGGGTTGAGGGCTGCGTCGCATCGAACGGTGTAGCCGTTGTCGACTTTCTTACCGTTTGCATCGAATGCCTGGAACAGCGCTCCCTGCTCGCGAAGTGGAGCAAGAATCGCTATCAGTCTCGAAGTTATAGCCGAGAAAATTGTGTCACGACCGTCAATCACGCCAAACACCAAGTCTTCCAGTGAGCGCTGTGACTCCACAACAACGTGGTTGACAATTTCCTGCGTTGTGATGAATCTAAAGTTCTCATCATCGAACGACAAGGCGCGAGCACCGTAGATTCTCACCGAGTTCTGGATAATTCTGATTGCGTTGATGTTGTTAAGGTCGAGCGTGTCGCCATTTGCTTTATTGATGTCTGCTGCGACACCTGAAACCCATCTTCCGGCTGAAATCAGACCTGCAGCTGGGACCTGAGCGCCAGCCTGGTTGTGCGCGAGGGCACGCTTAGCGGCAACGTAGCCGTCAGCAGGGATTCTGCGAGTTACACCAGCAGTTGTTGTTGGAACGTCTACCCATGGGTAGTACATGGCTCCGTGCTCAGAGCCGTCGACTGTTGATAGGTAAAGCGACTTAGATGCGGCCTCAGTAACGCTGTCGTCAACTCCAGCATGAGTGATGGCGATTCTGTTATATGCGTTCGCATGGGCTATTAGCGCATTTGAGATTGTAGGTTCGGCCTTTGTTGTTCCGTCATAGTCGGTGTAAGGACTACCACCAGCAAGGCGACCAGCTGTTTCACCGTCAGGAATTGCGACTGCACCGGTTCCGTATGCGTCGTTGAACAGGTCAAGACCATCGACTAACGCAGCGTCATCAACGTTTGCAATGTCGTCGGTGCCTGCTGAAAGTGCGGTAGACGCAAGAGGGGCTGGGATTGTTGCGGCCCCAGCTGTTACATCTGCGGAGATATAGCGAGAAGCAACTGAGCTTAGGTTAATTCTTCCTGCAGCCTGAGCAACAGTCGTGACTGTTCCGGTCGAGTACACAACGTCACCATCAAGAGCAACCGATATAACGAATGTTGATGCGGTTGGGTTTGTGACCGTAATTTCGACATCTGAGCTCCATGCACCAGGGCCGTTTGCTGAGATTGTCATTACTGGGTCATCGGATGAATCATCCAAGACGAGCGAACCTGAAGTTGCGCCGCTACCGACTACGCGAGCCACGTAGCACTGGGTACCGCCCTCTTCGAAAAATGTTTCGACTGTTGGGTGCAGATATGAATAGGAAACATAGCCACCGTAGAAGCTTTCGAATTCAGCAATACTCTGCACCAAAGTTGCAGAATCGACTGGGCCACGTGCAGCGAGACCTACAAAGAAGGCCTGCGAAGACTCGCGAACTGTCGCTGATGATGGGCCCGTTCTTACTGCTGTTGAGATAACTACGCCTGGCATAAGACCTTCCTCTGTTTATATCGATGGGCAATGCCGTCTAACAAGTCATATTGTACAGACGGTAATACTCCAACTATTGCAACTGTTCTTAAAGAATAGTTCGATTTAAATAATAACACCTTTAGTCTGCCGTGAGCTCCGGTATTGGGTCGGATGACCCCCCACCTATAACGGTCAGTTGAATCTCGTTTGCAATCCCTATCGGCTTGCGAGAAACGACTTCGTCTATGTCCATGTTGTATCCGACATAAGCCCCAGCCATTACCCTGTCACCCTTGAGGAGCGTTAAGTCGGAGAATTCCTCCCGCATTGTCCCCTCGTCAATCATTGCTCGGAAGGAATTTCTAGAGTCGTAAGCCTTCATGCACGGATAATCAAGAAGAGCTGCGCGGATAACTGTTGTAAGCCTGTCTCGCATTATCGTTGCTTCTTCTGGGCCTTCAGTTTTCACCCACACATATGTTCTCATTGCGTAGGTGACTCGATATAGGGGGTCTGGGCCATCAAACCCAATACGCTCAAAACCAGATGTAGATATTGCAAGATTTACAATCAATGGCCATGTGTCTATGGCTATTGGTTCATGAACGATGTATCCCTCAGGGGACGGGAGAGTAATGTCGTCAACATTCCACCCATTTCGATAGTCAATAATTCTTACCGGAATATCTTCCTTAAGATAATTATTGACATATGCTTTGGCAAATTGAGGTCCATGCATTAGTGGGTAGCCGGGTGCATCAGCCATTATGCAAACAGCCCTTCGTCACCCTCAACGACATAGTTTGACATCTTTTCTGCTAAATCATTTAAGAAAGTCTGATTCAGAAAAACTATTTCACGCTTTGGCATTTTGCTTGTTCCCGTTTGATGGAATTGCGCATATGGAACACCTGTTCCGAATGTTGCGGAAAGTTTGTCGATTTTGTTCACCAATGGGTCGGACAATTCTGAAACACTTCTAAAAAGTCTTCCGCTTCTAACAAGCGTCGGAGCTCCTGGATAACGAGCCAATTTCCATGATGCATATTCGGCGCTAAGTGGTGCCCATCCACCGACCTCAAGTCCTTGCGATGTGAAATTATCGGCGAATGTTCTTTTTAGCTGCTGGTGGGCCCATCTGAATGCTGGTCTTACGTCAGTGATTCTTTCACGT